TGATACATCAGTTCTTCCTTTTCTAGTAACTGTGAATATTGCTTCATTTCCTTCTTCAACTTCTATATTATTAATATCATATATGATATTATTATCTAACAAAGTATCTGTAACACCACCTGTAAATCCTACAGTAGTTAATATTAATGGTTTACCTTTATATGCATCTTCACAAACATATTGTGTATAATCTGCTTGAGTATCACCAAATGCATTTTCAATTTGTTCTAACAATTTATCTAATCCTTTTGGTTCTTCATCATTTTCTTCAGTTGTAGTACCATCATCCTTTTCTCCACTTGTACATGTCGCTGACCATTCACTACATTGTAAATCAGGACCAGAGCATTGAATACCAAGTAGTTTTAGTACATAATTAATAGCATTACCAATAATATTAAATGGAGTAGCAATGGCAGCAAGTATAGTTTGTAGAGGACCAAGAATGTCTGCTAATAATTCTTCTAGCAAAGACGAAATCTTAGATAATATACCACCAATTAACTCATCAACCTGACAAGCAGCAGCACGATAAATTGACTGAACATAATTCATTAATACGTTAGTCAACCATTGTGCTAATCTATCACCAAGATCTGCCATCTTACATCCAAGATTGGCAAGCATTTTATTAATCCATTCTGTAATAGGACTTAATGCATTACCTTTCTTAGAAGGATATAACAATGCTTTTATAAGTTTCTTAACTGCTTTTGTTATTAAAGCATTCACATAACCTTTTACGTTCGCAAGTAAAGCACGAATAAGAGACATGAATTTATTAACATACTTTCTAGCAGCATATATTCCATCATACAACCCACCAGTTGTCTGGTTCACATAATAAGTTCCAATATTACCATTATTCTTCTGAACTTCATTTAAAAACTCCGCTAGATAAACTTTAGTTTTTTTACTAAAGTTCCTTTCACTTTCATCACAAACTTGACCATTAGTTGCACACCACTCTTCTCTAGATATATCATCCCATGTTGCTGGTTTAGGAACAGTTTCAAGAACAGGGTTCCAATTCTTTGTCCCACCATCATTTAAAGGACCTGTTAAATTGTTTGTTTTAAAATCTCCTCGAGGACCACCTGACCACTCTTCAAACTTAAATTCTGCATCAACTTCTTTTAAGCTTAATTGATCTGTATTAATATAAGACTCAAAAGTCATTGCGTCACCAGGACGACCAACCTTAGTAACAGTAGTAGCACCTGGAGTCTGTCCAACAGACCCCATAATTATTGGTTTCTGTTTCTCATGATCGAGATAGAAACCAATAACCCAACAACCTATTTGTAACTGTGGATGAGCACCACCAAGATTTCCAGGCAGAAATGGAACGTTGACAGGCATCATTACATTTGCCCATGGCAAATCTGCGGTAGAAAGAATCTCAGGATCTTTTGGATGATCCCCGATTATTCTTACCTTAAAACGATAACCGCCCTTGTTGTTTACTTCATCACGAGCGTTACCTTCAATTTGTCCAATCCACCAACTGAAACCATCTTGACCGATTCTTCCAGTTGGATTTATCTGCGAAAATAGGTCCATTTAATCATCGTATATTAAACATTCTGGTTCATCTGGATGTTGATCACAAAAGAGTTCAATAGTATTAGGATCATGGTGGTCACCTGCTTCTATCTCATCTTTATGATGCTCTACATATTCTTCTAGATCATGCAACTCATCCTTAATATGCCGTCTAGCAGCAGGATTCGTTGTAGGATCATCAAGAATTTCTTTATCTTTTTCTATGTGCTTTTCGATACTTTCCATGTGATAGAATACCTCCTTATCAATGTATTTAGTACTCAGCTGCATCATTAACACCCGAAGAATCTCTACAAAGAACTAAAGTCGATGTAAAGTGACCATTTCCAGAGGAAGGTGGTTTCAGGCTGTAATTATGAGCGACTTCGTATACTAAGTATACACCACTACTCTCTGGATCGTATGGTTCTGTCCTGGATTCTTCATTTGGCAACTTACTCTTTAATTTTATCGTAACCTTATCTCCTGCACATATTTCGGAATTTCCAGGAATTACGATAGTACATTGCTGTTGTTTTAACAACTCATATCTAGCATTACTCTGAGCAGCATAGTATTTTACCCAATCAGCAAATTCTGAAGGATCCGTAGCACCATCCTGATCTTCTGGTGAAGCTGGACCACCTTCATTATACCATGTTTCATGATCTATAAAAGAAACTATGATTCTTGAATATTGTTTCGTTAAATCTTTTTCCCCAGTGCTTAATTGTGGTTGAGAAGTTGTTCCTCCTAGATGTGCTATATTATCATAAGCACTACTAATATTATATTCTACTTCATCATATTCTCCTGTAGATAAATTAAAAGTAGCAACCTTAGTAGCATACTTACCTTTCCTAAGACTTTCTAAAAGATTAAGATCAGATCCAAAGTGAGAAAATTGAATAGAAAATTGAGTATCGGCAATATCATCATTTGCTAATTGCTCAACATATGGTCCCCATGATGGAGACTGTAATTGCGGAGCAGCAAACTGTTTTCCATCAACATCACATAAAGCATCTAAAGAAAAGAAATTATATCCTCTTCTATTTTCCCAAAAATAAAATCCAGCACTACCTTTTACTGATTCGGTAGTTTCCCATGGAAACTCCTCTGTATCTGTCTGAGGTGTATTAAATGAAGATTTTGTAGAAATACTCTTTGTTGCTATTGTTGAAATAATATCAAATGGTCTCCTTCTTATAGGTAATAATTTAGTTTTAAATAACGTAGGTTCGCTAAAAAAGTCTTTTTGACTATTAAGTTGTTCTGTAAGTAATTTAGCAGCTATTTGATCACCAGTTCCTTCTATTGGAGCACTCAATCTAACAACTTCATTACCTAGTGCTTCCTCAGTTACCAGACCAATGGTATATGTTTGTATATTATTTTGAGCATATCTTCCTTGAACAGTGAAAATACGCATACTATACGTAATTAATTCTGGATTAATAGTAGTTTTAACAACAATTTCTATTTTTTCAGTTCCTTGTATAGGAACCGCATTTAATAAACCACCAGCATCAACAATCTCCATCCTTCCTGCTACGAAAGGAGATGTAATATTTTCTGAATATACAAAAAATTGTATTAGAGATAGAGAAACAACTATAGGATCTCTACCATCATTAGGAAATATTTTACAAGACCTTAGCTCGAATTCTGATGCTGATGATGGTGATGACATAGTTATAGAGTAGCGAGATTAAGAGCAGAAAATGTAGTTAGGAACTCTCCATGTCCAGGAGTAGGCATTGTAAAGTTAGGTGTAAAGGTTTCTCCTTTTTCACCATCACCTGTACTATAGAAATTATTAATAACCATACCACCTTCATTATTCGATAATTCAGCCATAGCAAGTGAATCAGCAAAACTACTACCAGTATTTGATTGATCACCAGTAATTGCTTGTTCTGCTTGATGCTTGTTTAATAAATCATGCCACTGTTGTGTAACAGGAACACCTTCAAACTCACTTCCAACTGGTGTATCCAACATAGCTTGAATCTGTTCAGGAGTCATCTGATCTATGACCTGCTGCATTGAAGATGCATCAAGAGTTTGTTGTTCTTCATTGTTTGCCCATGGATTCTTAATACCCATCCACTGTGGTCCAATAAAACCGTCTCCTTTTTGAGAACCCATTACATTTCTCATTGCCTCAAGAAAACCACTATTATTAATAGATTCAGCAGTATTGGAAAAGGATTCACCTACAATTGTCCTACCTTCTTCTGAAAATAAATTGGGAATTTCTATCTCATGACCAAAAAAGTCCTTAGTAAGAGTGAATACACCATCATCATCTTCACCACCAGTTACCTTTTGTACTTGGTCTATAACAGCACCGACAGTATTCGTAACAGTGTCAACAATATTTGAAGTAATGTCTGAAATACCACCTAATATCCCACCTAAAGCATCCATTCCTCCTTCAGCATTCCAAAATTGACTTAATCCAGCAGCAGCTAATTTTTTATGATCATTTCCTGCTTGTTTCCAACCTTCAACTTGCCATTTAGCTTGTTCTATTGCAAGTTTCTTACCACGACCACCACCTAAAGGTGTAACAGTATGTCTTTCTGGTCCATGTGCATTAAAGACTGCTCCAGATTCAGGTGCATCAATATCAAACATTCCACCAGTACGGAATCCTTTCTCACCACCTATCAAATCCTTTGCTAATAAAGCAGAATCTAATCCAACTGATATTGCAGTTCCAACTCCAGGAAATGAAGATGCAACACCAGAACCTAGTTCTAATAAAGCACCACCCCAATCACCTCTCGCTAATCTTTGAGCAGCAAATATAGCACCAAGACCAGCACCAAGAAACGGAATTTTCTTAGCAAGCATCTTACCACCAATGCTTGTTGCAGCTTTCCTAGAAAATCTCATTCCTAGTCTACTTGCTATTCTCGCACCTGTTCTTCCACCCAAAGCGGTCATGGTTCTTGTACCGATTGCTCGTAAACCACGTTTTCCAACCTGATTTGCAAGATTTTTAGTACCTATTCCCATACCTAGACGACCTGCTCTAGTTCCAGCCATCATCATTGGTAATAAACCAGCACCTCCACCACCTCCACCACCAGAACCACCAGAAGAAGAAGCTGCACTTAATCTTTTTATTGGATCTGTAGAACTTAAATTTTTAACCTTCTCTAAATTATTTTCTTCAGTAGTAGCTTTTGCACGATTTAAAGCTAATTGTGATAATCTTGCAGTTTCTTGATGAGCAGTAATAGCAGCCTGAGTTTGCTCTTCAATAGCATTAACTATTTGCATAGTTACAGCAGTATTTTTATTAACTGCAACTACAACTGCTTCTAAAGTATCGCCAGTTTGGAAAAACGAATCATCTCCGAAATTACCAGTACCACCAGCAGCAGGAAATATGCCACGATTAGATGGCATTATATCAGGATTTACAGGGTTTATATCCCTTAAAGCACGACCACCAAAGAAATTTGATCCACCACCAGCATCTACTTTTACAAATATATTGTTTACTGGTTGAGTTATAGTATTATTATCACCAACTGATACAATAGCACCACCTTTCTCTTGACCTTCCTCTTTTTCCTCACCTTTTGCAGTTACTTTATCCCACAACTTTTTACCAATCCAGTCCGTGAGCTCTCCAAAAGCTTTGCCCAAAGCATCTCCTCTGGTATCTTGGTATCCTACAGTTCCACTAGCCATTTTTTTGTTTCTGTTGTTGTGCTTTTCTTGCTGCTTTCACTTGTTCCATATATTGCATTACAAGAGTTATATAAACTTGCCTTTCCCAAGGCATCATATTCTCAAGTTCACTCAAGCTATATTTATGATGATGCATCAAAGCAAAGTTGGTTTTATAATATCCCTCCAACGATGTATGAAAGAGGGCTATCCGAAAAAATTCTGTAGCCCGTTGATTGTAAACTCAGATTCTACACCAGTATTAGGATTTTTAACCTTAAAACTATGCTCTACTCTAGGACATGTCTCAAAGAATTTCTGTAATGCACCAAATTGCTTTGTAGTCATTCCATCCACAAATTCCTTAAATTCCTGATGACTAGTAGTAGAAGAATCAAAAACTTCTTCTCCATCATAGATTTGATCTATACAAGATGCTATAACTTCAGTTATAGTGTCTTGTTCTGGTGCTTGTCCAATTATAGACCCTGAAATAAACTGGTTATATCCAGGATATTTCATAATAAGACCCATAGTATCAGTAAGTTCAACTTTCTTACTATGACCTTCTGGTCTTATAACTCCAACATTATTCAAATCTAATTTATAAGATACCTTAGTCTCATTATCATCTTTACATGTTAATACTAAGTCTACTACCTCTCCAACAGAAACAGCACGAATATTTAGAAAAATTAGCTCTAAGTCAAATAGAGTTAATTCATCTATCTTTATTCTCGTCTGTATACAAGATTTTAATAAATTTCTAACAGCAGATTCTATCTGCTTATCATCTCCAGAATCCAAAGCCAGTAAAAGCAATTTCTCCTCTTTTACTACAAATGGACGATATTTAATCTTTTTGCCTGTAGATGGTACTACCAACTCATATGTCGGTAAAACCGTTTTTGGTAATGCCATAAAATGTAATTCAAATCGTATATTTATTTAGCTCGACTTTTTGAGGCAATTTTTTGCCGAGTAAATTTTCCCCGATTCATGGAATTGAAAAGTCGAATTTGCTGGCTATGACGCAAATCCAGCAAGTTGTGTGATGTCGTTGTTGACCGTGTAATGACGCATGTATGCAAATTGTGCAGTGACAGAAGCAATTTGAGTTGATCCAAACTGCATTGGTACAGCATCAATTGCATATGGGTAAGCTTTCTCTAAAATATATGTTATTGCAGATCTTGGTCTTTGACTTCTTGCTAATTCTGCCTTACTAATCGCAATATCACACATATAATAATCTGGGTAATTTAGTCTAACTGTTCTATTCTTGCGTTTATATGAACCATAAGCAGCCTCCATAGGTTGATTTTTAGTGTTAAATGACATACCATCATATGATCCGTTAAAGATATAATCATTCCAAGCATTTAAAAACTTCAACATACCTAAATTAGCATCAAGTTGAAATCCTAACTGAATTTCCGTAAACACACGAGTATGTGCATATGGAACTGATCCAGAACCAACATACATTCCATTAATATTACCTTGAGCAGTGTTAATGTTTGGCAACTGTGCTTCACTACACATATGCTCTGTCATTACATCCAAATCTGGAATCTTAACAGGAGGATTTAAAAACTTAACTTTAAAGTTGTTTGTAGTTGCCATACCGCCATTCTTGGCGATAAGTTCAATAAAATTCTTTACGGACACCCTAAATACCTATATTGGTACAATTATATTTATGGCATACTCTGGATTGTATAAACCCATACATCCCAGAAAGTATCGTGGCAATCCAACTAGGATAGTTTATAGATCATTATGGGAACGTAAATTCATGGTGTATTG